ATTATCTAAATTCAATACATAACCAGTAGCATCAGCAGGAATTGAACTCTCTATCCTTTGCCCTATCGCAACACTCATAGGATTTAAACTATTCACATAAATAGCATCACCCATCTTACTTAATATATCTTCTAACTCATCTAACAATGGCTTAATATCTACTAGAATACTCTCACCATAATAGTAATCATTATCATTAAAGTTATGGTAATGAATCGGCAATCCACACACATTAATCTTTGTATCAATTAGATATTCTTCTCCACCTTCATTACTCCAATATTCAACATAAGTAGGATAATACACATTATAATAACTAATACCAGAATAAGCATCAGTCCAATATTCAATAAAGGAAATGTACTCTCCATTATCATCATATACTGGGTAGCAATCCCCACTATCAAGCACCTTACTCTTAATAATACCATTGTCTACATATACTAATTCATAAGCATCACCAAACTTATTAACCCTATCAAGTATCTGATAATCAACTGTATTATATAAACCCAACTTATATATATCACTAAATGTCTTTGCATCTTCCCTTGTTAATACTTTATGTTGTCCACCTAGATAATTTCTATTTTCAATTACCTTAGATATTCTATTTACATGATAACCCTTTTTAACTTCTTCCACAAACCATAAAGCAGAATTATCAAATGTCCTTTTATATTGTTCTATATTCATTGAATACCCCTTTCTATATACGTTTTTAAGGCACTAAAAAAGTAAAGGCTTATAAGTTTACCCTTACTTAGTTCAAATGCCTAGAAATGACTGCTACACATTGGAATATGTATGATATTAATTGACGCACCCTCAATCTGAAGGTAAGTGACAGTTACCTTGAACATTAGTTAATCTGAACCTAAGTAGTGGTCAATGTGACTACTATTAAGCCTAAGTTAATCTCTTTCACTTAGAATTTTGATAAGTGCAAATCCACCCACTAAAGTGTAAATACATTTTAAAATGGATACCACACCCCATTTTTCATACCAACTATAGCAAGACATAATCCCATTACTAAGTCATCATGTTGTCCACTAATAGCACCCATGCCACCTTTATCATTAGATACATAGACTTTCATTTCCTCTAATATATCTCTACTCTTTATTTGAACTAATCCCTTTTCAAACCATTCTCTAGCATCATTGACAATAATACTCTTTGTCTTATTATTCGTATCAAAGCCAACTTTCCATATTGCACGATTAAATTCATCATAAGTCTTATACTTAGTCATGTTCATATATTTCTTGTCATGCCTTAATCTTTCAATTACACTATGTCCACCACTGGCTTTTTCAACTGTCAGTAATGCCTTATTATAGTATCTACCTAGAGCATCTATTACATCTGCTAATTGATAAGGTTTTAATTGATTATTCTTTAACTGTGCAACCTGTTCACCATCTTTATTAAGTACAATAGCAGTAGAATAATCCTTGCCTATGCCCTCACTACAATCGACACCAATATAATACTTCTCCCCAATTTTGGGGACACCCCAAATCTGCAATGACTTAGGATATAAGTTCTGTAATATACTAGGCAATCCTACAATCTTATCCTTTGCTATATATGTAACCTTATCCTTGATAATCGCCTTAATAGAATTATCAATTCTCTTACTATCAAATAATTGTTGTCCAGTGGTAAGAAAGCACTCATCATCAGTAGAAGGAAATTCTACCTTGAAAGTTTCTAATCCATCAGTTGCTATCTTTTGCCTTCTCCATGTAATCTGATCTAGTGATGCACCTAAGTCATATAACTCAATTTCATCTGTATCTAAGTTCTCATAGTCCAATTTTCGACCATGAATAGCCTTATATCTATCTACTGCTTGTTTATATTGATTTTTAAATAAAGCTTTACCTTTTATCCAATTAAA